CACCAATTTAAGTGGTGGCTCACAAACAGGACATCGTTTGTGGAAACGCATCAGCGGTGGGACGGAATACACAGACCATGATTGGCAACAGAATGCTTTTGTCCAAAAAGCCATTTCTACCAGCGCAACTTCTGCGGCCACAATTTTTACGGTGCCGGTGCCTAACGGCGCAGGTCTGAAGCTGTCTGCTCACGCTCAAGGCACTCAAATTGGCGACAACGTTTACTCCAACAGTCGGGGTTGCAACGTCATCAATAACGGCGGCACTTTGACGATTGTGCAAGACACACAAGTAACTTGCGGTTCATCGAGCGCAATTTCTTTTGTTGCCAGTGGATCAAGCGTCTTGGTTCAATGGACGCCAACCACTGTTAACGCATCAAACGGAACGATGAACTTAGAGATTCGCGGTCCTTGGACTTCATACATTTGACAAAGGAAAAATCATGGCGCTCAAAACAAACTTTAATCTTGCAAATAACTTTGGTCAAATTTCAAGTTTGACAAATTGTTATTGCAAAGTAACGCAAATCGTTGGCGACAAAGCAAGAATAAATTTTAAAGTTGCTGTGATGAACGAAGATAAAAATTTCGTTTATCAAGAAGAAACATTTGGGTTCGATCCATCTGTTAATGAAAACGCAAAGAACTTTATTGCTCAGGCTTATGAGCACTTAAAAACTTTGCCTCAATTTGCGTCCGCTGTTGATTGTTAAATTTTTAAAGGAGAAATCATGGCCCTCAAAAAAACATTCCAAGCCGAAGACAATTTCGGCAAAGTCGTAACATTGACTGACGCATATTTTCGCGTAAGCCAGATTTCTGGTGACAAGTCCTCGATGCACGCTTCTATTGAGGTACTTAACGCAGAAAAAAACCGTTTGCTCATGCAGCAGTCGGTGTCTTTTACCCCGTCAGTTGCAAGTGACTCTGCCAACTTCATCGCGCAGGCTTATGAGCATCTCAAGTCTTTGCCGGAGTTTTCTGAAGCACAAGACTGCTAAACGACCAAAGGTGCAATCATGCTAAAAACAGTCTCGTCCATTACGAACGCCATTGGAGCGTTGAATTTTAAAGGCACATGGGATGCCAATGCGAACAGTCCTGCGCTGACCTCCAGCGTTGGCACGAAGGGCGACTACTACGTTGTTGGCACTGCTGGCTCGACCACCCTGAACGGCATCAGCACCTGGGGCGTCGGTGATTGGGCCACGTTCAACGGCAGCGTCTGGCAGCGAGTCGAAGGTGGCGTGGACCTCAATGGCGTGAATGTCACCTTCACTGGCACAGCAAGTGGTCCGACATACGAGACCAGCAATCTGACAGCAGGCGTCACCATGTCAGGCAACAGTCTTGTTGCAGATGGCACTGACGCCAACATCGACATCAACATCACACCGAAGGGCACTGGCGAGGTTAATCTGCCGAAGGTGGACATTGATGGTGGAGCGATTGACGGCACGGTGATTGGTGGCGCTACTCCTGCTGCGGCAACTGTGACAAGCCTGACCAGCGCGGCCGACAACAACATTGCGATCTCTGGCTTCTTTGTGCGAACTAAAGGTGGGACGCTTGTTCCTGCTGGCACTCCAGTCACGATGTTTACTGTTGCGCTTGGTAATTTTTCTACACGTGCTGTGCGGATTGCAGCATTGGCGCGTCTTTCGTCTGGTGGTGGGGGTTCGCGCAGGTTTTACAGAGAAAGCCTGATCAATGAAACTGGAGGCGCTTCTCTTTCAGAGACGAACCTTGTAGACAATCAAGGATCGAACGGACTTCTTGCATTTTCTCTTTCTGGAAGCACAATTTCAGTGACATTACAGTCTGCTGTCGCAGGAGAAGATTTTGAAATTTCTCTTGAGATTTTGTCTCGCAATCCAGGCACCATCACAACCATCTAATCGAAAGGTGAATCATGGCTACTAACTCGCAAATCGCATTTGCACCACAAGGAGAGACCGTCGTCGTGGCGGCTGCTGCCGTCGCACCCACTGGCGTTCAGGCTCCGGTCTACGACAAGTTTGATGCCCAGGGCATGGGCCAGTACCGCATCGTCAACAGCAGCGCCAACACAGTGTTTCTGGGTGTTGGCCCGACCGCTGCACTGGCGACTGCCAATGCTGTGGCCCCTGTGGCCGGCAACCCGTCGCCGGCCATCGTGCTGGCCCCTGGTGCCGTGGAAATCCTGCGTTTCAACCGGACGGTCTATTTCAGTGGCGCGGCTTCTGGCGCATCCACTGTCTATATCGTGCCTGGCGAAGGCTTGTGATGTTGGAGACAGACGTGATGTCAGAGAGCAATGAAATCGATCTGGTGAAGTACGGCGTCCTGTGGCAGAAGGTCCAGGACATGGACAAGAAGGTCGACAAGATGGAACGCAACGTCGAGGAGCTGCTGGCGCTGGCCAACAAGGGCAAGGGTGGCCTGTGGTTCGGCATGTCCATCGTCTCTGGCGTCTCGGCTGTGGTCGGCTATGCCTTGAACTACTTCAAGCACTGACCATGTCCGAGCACGATCTATCCCGCGAGCTGGCCATCCTCAAAGAGCAGGCCAGGGTCGAGCTGAATAAGCTGGAGGCCACCTCTCCAGCCAAGGACGTTGCCGGCCGTGCCATCGGCAAGCAGGGTCTGTTCTACATCACGTTCATCGTGTGCATCGGCGTGGGCGCGTCCATCGTGCTCGACAACGAGAAGATCGCTGCTGTCATGGGGCTGCTTGGCGCTGCACTGACTGCGCTGATCTCCATGCTCAACGGGATCGCTGGTGCGAACGCAAAGCAAGAGAAGCCCGAGTTCGAGGTCATCAAAGACCTGATCAACAAGCTGGACCGTCTGGATCGTCCAGAGCAGCCCATGAAGGTCACGGTCCAGGGTGACAAGGTGACGGTCAGCAAGGGCGATGACGTGGTCACAGCAGCGAGGGATTGACATGGACTGGCTCAAGCAGATCGCACCTACCATCGCCACCGCACTGGGTGGCCCACTGGCCGGCATGGCTGTCTCGGCAGTCTCCAAGGCCATCGGCGTTGACGAGAAGGAAGTCGGCGACCTGATTGCCAACAACAAGCTGACGGCCGACCAGATCGCACAGGTCAAGCTGGCCGAGATCGAACTGCAGAAGCAGGCTCAGGAGCTGGGCCTGAACTTCGAGAAGCTGGCGGTCGAGGATCGCAAAAGCGCCAGGGACATGCAGGCCACGACTCGCTCGATGATGCCTCCCATCCTGGCCGGCGCGGTCACTGTCGGCTTCTTCGGCATCATGGTGATGATGTTCTTCAACCAGATCGACAGCAGCAACCCGGCGATCCTGATGATGTTGGGCAGCCTTGGCACGGCCTGGACAGGGATCATTGCCTATTATTTCGGCAGCTCGGCTGGCTCTCAGGCCAAGACCGATCTGCTCTCCAAAACCACCAAGTGAAGACGCCATGAAACAGAACTTCGAAGCTGCACTGGCTGCCGTCCTACACCACGAGGGCGGCTTTGTGAACCACCCAAAAGACCCTGGTGGCATGACGAACCTTGGCTGCACCAAGAAAGTCTGGGAGGAGCACTGCGGCCATGAGGTGGACGAGAAGGCCATGCGTGCGCTCACGCCTGCCGACGTGGCACCTCTGTACAAGTCAAAGTACTGGGACAAGGTGCGCGGCGATGAGCTGCCGTCTGGCGTCGATTACGCTGTCTTTGATGCCGCCATCAACAGCGGCCCAGGAAGGGCTGCAAAGTGGCTCCAGGCGTGCGTTGGAGTTGAGCAGGATGGTGGCATAGGCCCGAAGACTTTGGCTGCCGTGTCGGCCTTTGATGCGCAGCGGCTCGTCGAGGACTATTCCAAGCGCCGGCTGTCATTCCTGATGGACCTGCCGACCTGGCCAACCTTCGGCAAGGGCTGGGGCAGGCGCGTGTCTGACGTGCAGGCCAAGGCCATCAGCATGATTGGCTAGGACGGCAGGCGCTCGCCTGTCTCAAAGGCCTCGCGGCCGTCCATCGAGTGGTGCAGCCACACGCCATCGTCCAGCGTCGGCTTGCACCAGCAACTGCCGTTTGTCTCGTGATCGCGCAGATCGTTCAGCGGCACAATGTGCCAGCCTGCGCAGTTGCAGTCCCGGCCCTGTCGGCAGTTTTGGTTGCAGGTCATCTTTTACGGCACGCCTCGCGCATGGCCGGCGTGAAGTCAGGGTGAAACGATGCCATGCTGCAGTCAATGATCTGTCTTTCTGGTGCCAGGGCAGCAGATGCCGCGATCAAGACGATCCAAAGGCAGGTCACCAGTATTGCGGCCAGCACCACCAGCATGGCGGTGGCCATCTTCTTGAGGTTGCAGCAGCTCACTTTAGGTCCAAGAACATGCAGGCGTACTTGTGGCGCTCGCCTTTGGAGTCGATGTAGGTCTCACCGCAGCCGACAAACCACTCCATGAGCAGGATGGCCAAGGCGGTGCCAATCAGGAGAGCCAACAGGCCATTAAGCAGCTTTTTCATTCTTGACCTCCGAAGGTGGCACCCAGCCCATTGCGCGAAAGCGATCCAGGATGTTGGTTGAG